TTGTTATATAACCAACTGGCGGCAACAAGTTTACCAACTTCTAGTGCTGAACCCATAGCAATAATAGGTATCACAGCGCCAGCAAACAATGTCGCTAGACCTATGATTGAATACCCAGCCGCTATAATAGATATAGATATGGCCGATAGAAATGTAAGTATTGTTAAAAACATAGTGTAGTATTATTTATCTATTCTTATGGTTTCTTTTTAGGTATTACGTGAGAATCTTCTTTTACTTTTATTTGAATATCAGCAATTTTTTCTTCTCTATCTCTAATACTTTTAATAATATATACAACCCTATTAGCATAATCTGTAGTTGTTGAATATGCTTTTAATGTTTCTACTAATTCAATTGAATCAAGTGTTTGATTAAAAGCAATTTTTCTATCTCTTAACTTTCTAAATTCTTCGTAAGCATAATGATTGTTTAAAAGTTCTACAAAAAATTTAACACCTTGGCATTTAGTATTAAACTTTCTAACACCCCAGCCTTTCCATTTTGTACGGCCTTCTAATAACATATGTGGTACTTCCTTATCATAAGTTCTTATACCAAATAAATTATTACCTTCAATAGCAAATCTACTTGTACCCCAACCAGACTCTAATGCGGCCATTGCCACAATCATTTCTGTAGGTACTCTTTCAAATCTTGGAGTTTCAAAGTTTACCCAATCTACACATTTTCTAACTGCTTCTACAAACTGTACATCATTTTGATATTCAAAAGCAGGTTCGTGTAAACCTAAATCATTTGCCCAAAGAGTATATTTGATTTCTACATCTTTTTCTATTTGATATTTTGTATAAGGATTAGGATAAAATGTACCTACAATAAAGGTTGTTAGTAAAGCAACTAAAATAAAAGATATAATTCTGAGTATTTTACCTTTTGATTTTGTCATTAGGCAACCCTTACTACCTTGTATTCGTAAAAGAATTTAGGTTCTTTATCTTCTTCTAAATCCATATGATTAGCAAAGTCTTTTATTTTCTTTTGAGTAAATGATAAATTTTTATCGTTATGTATTCTTTTCATATCATCAAAAATTTGTTTTGATTGTGAATCTGAAAAGTTATTCAATACATCTTCTGAAAAGTTACCTTCATAGTAAACTACCTGATCACCTATTTTTGAAGTAATACAAAAAGTATTTAATGTTTGAATTGCCTTGAATATAAAAGGTTTTAAAAATTCGTCTTTAAACTTCTTTTTTTTCTTAACCTTTTTGGGTCTGCCCACTTTTTTCATAATATATCTCTTTCATTGTTATAAGTCAAGGCCTATTGCATTTAACTTTGGTCTAAAACTATAAAATAGTTTATTGTGGTTGCCAGAATCACCTACATTGGCCATTTGATATAGGTGGACCATTTCGTGGCCTAAAGTATCCACAAATTCTTTTTTATTTCTATAACTTGGAAGCATTTCTAAATGGTAAACTCTTGTGCCTTTTCTTTTCCATTCCCAAGCAATTACTTGTCCGTAACAAAATTTTTTAGATTCGTCTTTGTAAATTTTTTTAATTAAAATATCATTAAAAGGTGATAACTGATTGTCAAATACAGCTTTATTAATCATAGCAAAATACTTTTTGATGTCTTTGTAAGTCGTTTTATATTTACGATTACTTACAAGTTCTCTTTTAAGTATTTTTTTCACTTGTAATTTTTTTGTTTGTTTTTTTGTTGCCATTTGTTCTTAATTTCCCTCATTGTTTCGTATATTAATAAAAGTATACCAAATAATAATAAGACTTTTAATTCCATATCCAATGATAAAAAATAATTAACAATCATCTTCGATTTTAGATCCTTTAAGTAGTTTACATTTGTACTCTGTATCTGCTTTTAATCTTAAATCTGCCGCAACACCCTCTAGTATTTGAGGTAAATATGCCTGTAATATTGTAATCGACTCAATGGCAAATTGATGTGCCAGTTTCTGTATTTCAGTTTCTAATAATTTGCTTGTGTCAACCTTTGTACCGTTGACTGAAGATTGTATAACGTGACCAACTACTGCCTTGTTATACTCATTAGCCATAACTGAGTTCATAAAACTAGTTAGGACTATCCATAAGGTAGTTGTAATAATAACAACTGTTAACATAAATTTACGCATAATATAAAATCCTCTCTTTCATATTTATAATATACACTAAAAAGAGGTGTATGTCAACAATTATTTTGGTTAAAAAACCAAGTAAAATAAGGGTTTTTTACTAAAAATAACCCTTATTTTCTTAAAAAATCATCATTCCAATTAAATGCCTCTTTTACAACGGCACTTGTAAGACCTTTAAAAGCGTTATTGATTCGTTTTTCTTTAATATCAATTAACACTTCAGCGTCTTTTACTTGTAATGATTCTAACATTTGTATGAATAATGTTTCTTTTCTTAACTTCGCAATATCACTTGCACCTTTAATAAAAATATAAAGTCTTTTTGCTTCATTTATTAAAGACGTATGTTCTGTTCCTTCTGGAGACTCATTTGCTATAAATGGGGGTCTTCCTTTTGGTAAGTCAAAAATGATCTTTGGATCAAATGCTGCTTTACATAATGATCTTAAACCAGGTGAATCAAATTGTTTTAAAACTTCAATTTTTTTAGGTTTGTCTTTTGCGTTATTTACTTTTGTAAATATTTCGTGTACAAGTGGCGCTGAATTAGTTGACGTCCTACTTGTTGCTTCCATAGCTTTTTTACTCATCAAGCTAGGGTGTGATTGTGGTTCTGCCATAATTTCTCCAATACTTCTAATAATTAAAAGTCATCAATATTACTTATCAATGCCTTCAGTTTATATTTAATAAAATAATCTAACATTTTACTTCTGTTAGGTTTATCATAATTACTATACCTATTTATAATATCTTTTTCTATGTCTTCTGGTATCATTGATAAGTCTATTAATTGTTTATTTCTTTGATAAAACTTACTTGTTTCTGTCCCTAGTGGGATATTTTCAATGTCAGCCCATTCTTCTAATCTCTTTTTATTAATAGGTCTTTGTTTATCATCTGTAGTAAATATGTCATCTGGACTTAATATATTAGGAACACCATCCGATCTATCACCTTTAATTATTTGTTCTCTTAAAAACTTCTTTGGATCAGCATCTTCTATAAATTTCTTTTGAATAGGTGCATATTGTTTTACATTTTTCTTTTGTTGTAGCTGAATAAAATCTTTATCACCTGAAATAATCATTATAGGCTCATCATCTGTAATTTTTACAATAGTTGCAATAATATCATCTGCCTCTACCTTGTCTATGTGTAAAACTTTGTATGGCATATATTCCGCAATTTCATCTCTGATTTCACTTATCATTTGAAATATACCATTCCAATCTTTACTGGATTCTTCTCTACCTTTTTTTCTAGCGTGTTTATAATATGGAAATATATCTCTCCTCCAAGGATTAGCACCATCGGCACATAGTATTATTTCTTTGTATTCTTCTTTAAATTTTAAAATATAACCTCTCAATGAATTTAGTACCATATGTCTTAACATATTTTTATCAGCTATCTCATCTAAATTACCTCTAGTTTGTGCCATCAAATTAGAAATTAAAACTTGGTTTAAATCTACAAGTATCATAAAAATTTTGTTACATCACCCTTCACATTTTTTGGAACCGTCTTTGTCCAATCTTTAATAATATCCATAACTCTTTTTCTATTCTTTGGATTAATTCTTTTACTATCAATTAAAGTTTCAAATAATTTATCAACACCAGAACCTAATTGTAAATTAATATGTTCTTTAACTTTTGTTAACTTATCAAATTCTAATTTAAATGCTTCTCTAACGTGATGTTTTTGTTTTATTTTTCCATCTACATAATTTAACTCTTCCCAATTTTTAGAATAGAAGAATTGTTTTACACTATCTGTTAGATATGGAGTTATAAATTTTTTACCGTGTTCTTCCGCAATTCTATTATGCCAGATATAACCAGCTCTATTTTCTTCACTAAAATAATTATCTCTAAACTCTTTAAAAAATGCTGGTGCTTTATCTTTTGTATAATGAAGTATTGCTTTTTTGCTAATTCCATAATAACCATCTGCTGCCCAACCACTTAACACCTCGTGTTGAATAATATTCTTGTAAATATATAAGAAAGGAAACGAACACTCAAAGTGAGTTTTCTTTACACAATTATAAAATTTTGCTAGTTTGATAAAATCATCTTCTAAATTTTCTGTTGGTATTTCAATAACTTTACAATCCCAACCAAAGACTTTTGATACTTCTTCTGCCTTTTGACTATCATAAGTTGGTTGTCCTTTCAAGTGAAATGTGTATGCTGTTATTATTTTACCTAATCTATGTGCTGCGAATGCAACTGATAAACTATCAACACCTCCAGAAAGTAAAACAGCGACTTCCTTGTCGCTGCTTGATTTATCTATTTCTTGTTGTAATAACTTATCAATCATTCTTTGTCCACTCTTCAGTCACATCTTCAACATTTAAT